TGTCAAAGGCAGCAGAAGTTTGGAAAGAGATGAGTGACGAAGAGAAGACCATGTTCAAGAACAATGCTTAAAAAACCAAAAAAGAAACAAAAATAGAAAATATTCGTAAAAAGAATATTTTTTATTTTTCAATACCAAAAATGAAAAAAAGAATTTTAGATCATTTAAATGTGTAAACAACTTTGAATCGCGATTCATTTATTTGAGTGGTGAATGATGAAAATGTCACTTTACTACAAGTATTGCTAGTAGTAGAACAAATTTCCCGAATATTGTTTTCCAAAGACAAATTATGGTAATGATTTTCAAGTATCTCAGGGCATTCAATGTTGATATTATCGCATTCATTATGGTTAAATATTGTATTGAAATACGGGTGTTCAACAAAATATTGATTACTAAAGTAAGTTTTATTAATAGTCTTTTTCTTTTTTTTATCTTTTTTAATTTTTTTTGTATTTTTCTTTATGATAATACTGATATCTTTTCGCAAAACTTTGAAAGTCATGATAATTGAATACAAATAAATTATATCATTTTTTCAAAGACTCTTGAAATTTTTTTAAGATATGCATATCTATCTGTTTAAATGCCAATGTGCATGGGGTATGAAATCATTTCTTACAATACTATTTTTATAGTAACCATTATTGTGATAATCTTGTCTTATTTTCATTTTAATTTGTTCATCGTTGTAACGATTTTTTCCATCACAATTCTTGTAACGAGACATGCGTTTTTTTTCTTTTTCAAAATTTTGCATTACATAGGCTTCTTTCTTTCTAAAACTTTCAGAAGATAATCCTGCTCCCATTTCACAATACAATGATAACATAAATCATTGTGATCATTTTTTAATAAACTAGTCTTTTGAAATGTATCAAAATATTTTGATGATAATTTGTAGAAACGTAATAATACTGATAATGATTGAATATTGTAACAATATCTTACGATCAATAAAGGTTGGTGTTTACAGATTATTAAACAATCCTCGCAACAATAATACCTATCCAAAGACCGTTTTTGAAAATGATGAAGATATTGAAATTCCTTTAGAAGATTTTAAGACATTGCGTATGAATACATTACTTTACATTAAACAGTGTAAAAACACATTCTTTAAATATACTTGTAATGACAAATTCAACCAAAAATTGTACGATTCTTTTATACAAGAAGATAATTTTGATGGTGGAGATACAGGACTTGACGATGAAGATAATGTAAGAATATTTGACAAATATATATTAAATTATATCAAAAATAGAAACAATATAATGACATATCTTCAATGTAAAGGTAAAACAATACATATAAAATCGAGATTACAAGACCTAAGGGATTTTTATACAAACGAAAATGAAAAAGATGTTTTATTTGTTATCGATATGGCTGATAGAGATATTTTTGATTTTTGTATTGATTCAAAGAAAAATATCAGTAATTCAAACATAACAAAAAATATAATATTGAGTATGGTATATAAAATGAAGGACGAGTATATCAAAATTAAAATAGAATCTCTTAAACAAAATGATTATCATCCTTATGTTTTATTAGAAAGTTGTTTATAAAATCATCATTATATATGTGATGGTAGGATAGTTTTAAGAATTTCCAAATATCTACATAGTGTTTTGTTTCCTTGAGAATTAAAATCATCATTGAATAGGTTTACAATATCATTATCTGGATTATATATTGGTTCATTAGCCATCAATTGAATTTGTTCATTTGTTAAATTTATTACATATTCTACACATTTTTCAAAGGATTCAAAATCATCCACATTTATAAATGCCTTTTCATTAAAAAACTCTTTGATATTACTTGACCCCCAATATATTGGAATGGCGCCGCTATAAAAGGCGTTCAAAATTTTTTCAGTAACATATCCATCCTTCTTCTTATTTTCCATTGCAATCACAAATTTGTAATCTTTATATTTATCAATTATTTCTTTACTTTCCCATGTTCCAATTAATTTTCCAATATTTGTTGCAGGATATTTCCCTTTACAGCTTCCAAAAGAATGACATTCGTTGAATGAGGTTTTTTCAACAAATATGTTAAATAAATCTTCTCTTTCTTTCACCGGATTTGAATTACAATATGCTAGTAAATAGGGTCTTTCATTGTTAATATACTTCCTGCACAAATATAAATACGGTGAAAGTAAGAAATAAGGGCAATAGATTCTATTTGGCTCATCGCTTATAAATGTACTTATCATAATGTATTTATCATGAAATTGACTAAATGGAGGATCGTATGATTCACCTGTGAAATATATATAATTTTTTTTGACTTTGTTCAAAGTATCACATGGATATATAGTAAAGAAATGTGATGATATTATGACATCAGAACTATGACAATCTTGAACAATAACATTAATATTAGGATTTATTTGTTTGACTAAAAACTCTACAATTTTGCCACCATAATTATATCCACATTTTTCTGATCCTAATATTAATTGCATAATTAAGTAATAAAACACTCAAACTCTTAAATGTATACTTTTTGAATAGCGAAAAATTAATTAAAAATTCCATGTAAATATAAGAAATATTTGTAAGATTGAAATTTAGAAAAGTTGCGAATTTCAGAATTATTATTTATTATATTCGATTGTTGATTTTTCGCAATGTCCATCAATATTTGATATGCATTTGAGATTTCTTGAAACTTTTTTTCTTTATTCGGGTCATTTGTATTTTTATCAGGATGATATTTTAATGCCATTCGTTTGTAAGCTTTCCGTATTGTTTCAATTTCATTTTTTTCATGATTTGAAGTTTCTAAACCAAGTTTAGAATATAGTTCCTCATTTGCCATTATTATATATATAATATTTTGTTTACATGACGATTTTATGTTTTTTTCCTAAAACAATCGTGTCTTGGGTTTCTCTACTGTGTCTTCATTATTTGTATTTATCAAATTGTTGAAAAAAATCTTTGATTTAGGTTTTGTACTGGTAATATAGTAAATGCATGCGTTCATTATATACTATTGTTATTTTTTTACAACAAATTTAAACAAAATAATATAAATTAATTCAAATTAAGAAAAACTGACAAAAGCTGTTTAAATTTTTTTTAATCTAAATAACTGAATCAAGATAATTTAATCAAAATAATTCAATTCAAATAATAATACAATGAGTATCAAAATTTTCAAGAGTAAAAAAAATGAAATTAAGTTCATTAACAAAATGATAAAAACAATCAATAAAATTAAAAAGATGAATAATGTCGAAATTTCAAACAAACGAAAAATAAAATATCCCAATAAAATAAACGTATGTCCAGCATAAATAACAACTTGACTTTAGCAAAAGCAACCTTAAGAGGCGAGTTACTTCATCTTTTTGCTGAAAGAGATAGGCTCGTGAAACAAAACAATAAAACATTTACAAAACTTAAAGAATTCGATAATTTCATTTATAATACCATTTTGACATCAAGAAACACCTTCTTAGATTTGATCAAAGATCAAAAATTTGATAAAATTCAACCAATCTCTTATGATAAAGTTGAGAAATCAATAGATACTAGAAAAATCATTATTCAAGATATAAAGAAGGAAATATTAGAACTTGTCAATATCATCAAAACAATAAATGAGTTTAAAACAAATTTTATAAAAGAAGTTAAAACTTTGATTCAAGGTCATGATAAGACGAAAAGTAATGAAGAACTGAACATTGCAGCACAAGATGAATTTGATAAGACATTTAAGGATATTATCACACCAAGGACACCAAAAGATTTAAATAAAGTCAATGAAACTTTTAAAAAAAGAAATCCTTCAAGATCACCTACTAAATCACCAAGATCACCTACTAAATCACCTACCAAAAAACCTTCTAAGTCACAATCAAAAAAAGTTAGATTTTGAAAAACAAATTCAATTTAAAAATTTTAGATTTTTGAAAAAATGACATTATATTTTATAATTTTTTTTATGCCTTCTCCTAAATGCAATGTTTGCAAACTCAAAGAGTCTTCGTTTGGACTTCCGGGTGGTAAAAGAAAATATTGTAAAGATTGCAAAAGTGAAGATATGATCAACTTAAAAAGTATCAAATGTATAAAATGTAATTTGAAATATGGAAACTTTGGCTTACCTAATGGAAAAGCTCAATATTGTAGTGATTGCAAATTGAAAGATATGATATATATTGCTTGTAGAAAATGTCTTCGTTGTAAAAAAAATCGTGCTATATTTGGATTACCAAAAGGAGAGCGTAAATATTGCATTAATTGTAAAGAAGATAATATGATTGATTTACATCACCCAAAGTGTATTGAGTGTAATAAAAAACAGCCTGTATTTGGTTACATGAATGGAAAACGTCTCTATTGTATTTCTTGTAAAAAACCAGATATGATCAATATCACAAATTTCCAAAAACAAAAACGACTTACCAAAGATGCTAATCTTCAAGTTGATCAATTCTTGAACATGGAATATATATCAAGCCTCCCATAACAACATATAGAATATAAAAAAGATGAAGTCAATTTACATGTTCAGTTTATCATATAACTTTGTAGCAGTATCTTTCATGATTTTGCTAACATTTTTTGGCATTTTATGGTTTCTTGAATCAAAAATATTTTTAAAATAAATTGTTTTGTTTTTAACAACTGTTCGAAATTCGTTTTTTTGAAGTAAGTTTCTATAATAAGAGTTTTCAATTTCGTTATTATTGTACATAATCAACATATATTGTAAAATTGTATAAAGAAATAATATTTGTAATTGAACATTATGAGTATGTTGATAAAACTCCATGCAAAATTCTATAGTCTTGTCTTGAGAAAAAGTATTGAGGTCGATAAAGCAAATTTGTTTTTGCAAATTATATCTTATTTTGGATGATTTTGGAGCCACAATCAATAAATTTATATTTTCATATAAAATATATAGATTGATATTTGATGTATACCACATAACTGAGTCTCTATATGATATAAGAGTTGAAAAGCAATCAATTGCTACATCGTTATAGTTTGGATATTTGATTTTATATATTCTACTAAAATATTCAATCATGTCATTAGTGATATTGTTTCGAAAATCAAGTTTTATTTTAAACACTGTATAATTCATGAGAATTTTGAAAAGTTCAAATGTGTAAAATGTAGTATCTTCTCGAATGTGATATGATACATTTTTTGTTTCAATCAAGTTTTTCAAATGAATATCATTTATAGGCTCTTCATATTGATCTATATTATGATAAATCTTGAAAAATCTTTCAAATGTGAATGAACTTTTTTCAATAATATCTTTTAATTTGTATTTTCTATTTGAAATATACGATTTAAAGAACTGATTCTCGTTAATGATCTCATACAAGATATCTTTTTGATTTTTATAATAGGTTTTACAAGTACATGTAAAATTTATAGCATCTTTAATATTCAATCGAGTGATTATCAATTGAATGATGATATCAAAACAAATGTGATCAAAAACATTTGTAAACACATTTTCCCTTTCCATTATTATTTGATAATATTATACATCATAATCATATCATTTTTTCTCATATATATAAAAAAAGTAAATGTTTTTTTACTATGTGTTTAAATCACAAAAAATATTTTTTTTCTTCTTGCCTTCAATTAAATAGGATATGTCGAATTCATCATATTTAATGAAATCAAAAAGTTTACAATCAAAACTTGAAACACTGAAGAACTTATTCGTGTATCTTCAAAAAAACAAAGTTGAATTTTTGATGAAAGTTCAAGATATTGCGCCTGAATTAAAAGCAAAGGGTTATTTTATCTGTCAATTAGATATTTATCAAGATATTAAAAAACCTGATATTGGTATGAAGTTTGAAAAATTGAAGAATATATTGAATAATGATATGAATAATGATAAATCGGGTATTTTGAAAGATGATGTTGAATATGACATACATGTCTTGGGATTTCTCTCATATGACAAAAATCTTAAAGCTGAAGAAAAAAAGAAAGTAATAGGATGGCTTAATTGGAGTGTTGCTTTGTATTTGTTCGATCCCAAAAACATAAATGTAAATGCTATTGAACAGCAACTTGATTTAAATCCAGTATTAAATGGTGTTAAACAATCGCAAAAATATGAAAATATTGTGATACGCAAAGAAGAAGATAACATAACAGCAGATCCTGTTGAAATTGCAAAAAGTCTTCCAAAGAGTCCTTTTGATCAAAAGAAATTCGAAGAGGTTTTCCATGAGGTTTTTTATAATGGATACCCAACATTGGATTTTGAAAATTTTCAATTAAAATTGGATGATGGTGTCATTGTGTACCTTTATTACTATAAAAAACCATGGTCAATCCAAAAACAATATTTTAATTCTTGTAATGATGAAAGAATATCATCGAATAAAAATTTTAAATTTGTATTTGACAGAGAGAGTTTGCTTTATACAGATGCAAAACAACAAAAAATAATAAACTTGAACAAGCTAAAAACTGCGAATAAATTTGATTTGCTAGATCAAACAGAAAATCAACAAGAATTAAACAAAATACAAGATGACAATAAAAATGAAGTCCTGTCAATAATCAATTCATTTGTAGATAAAGACATACCAAATGATAAAAAACATTTACTGTTTATAAGTCATAATATTCAAAACAAAAATGGTAAAGAAAATTCCCAAAAAGACACTGAAGGTGTTGAAGGTGTCGGGATAGCAAATATATTTCGCCAATATAGTGAAATGTTGTTTGGACAAAACCTTAAAAATCCAACCCCAGAAGAAGCATTTAAATTTACACAATCAATGGTTATATTATTACAAGAGACAAATTGGAAAGCAATAGATGAAACAATATATGGTGAAGGTGACGTTCATTATGTCAATTGTGATATTGCAAATGGATCCTTGTTCTTATATAGAAAAAATGTATATGGATATAATACATTTAGACATCTTGAAAATGTAAATGGTATTTATAAATACATAAATGTTGATTCGATAGATTTACAGAATATGAATGTAATCAATGGATTATTAACAGATTGTAAAAAATTATATGATGATTATATCCTATCTGAACAAAAAGGTGGTAACCCTACTACTCCTTCACAAAGAAAAAGAGCAAGATCATCTATATCGAATACATTAACATCTCCTAAACCCAAAAAACAAAGACCAGGAACTATAGAAAAATATGATTATATGATACAATACATTACACGATTCAAGAATGAATTACAAAAACTGGAAACTGCCGGACCTAATAAAAAATTAATTTTCAAAACTCTACAAATGAAATATATGATATTTTTTGAATATTTGAAAAAGTATTCATCTGTCGATATTCAAAATAACAATTTAAATAAGGAAAAAAAAGAGCTTTTTTTGAATGCGATCTTTTTACAGCCTCAATTCAAGATGAAATACTTGAACTTTGAGAAAAACATTTTCAATGGCCAAATAATGGTTCATGACCTTACAGATTATTTCGAAAAAGGATTAACTGAAACAAAAGGAAGTCGCGAATATGTTTATGGTCAAATAAAATTGACAAATAATCAAAAGTTATATGCTATATCATGCGATGAAAGAATGAATTTTACAAATTCAATTTCCAGAGAGGACTCAAAAAATAACAAAACTAAACAGTTGTGTACTATTTTTTCATCAAAATTCTTCGATCCTCTTGATCCTCTTAGAAATACTGATGAGACTCATGTGCTTTTAATTGGAATTGGAGTTACTGGACCAACAAAAAACCATGTAGCGTTGGTAGTTGCTAATAACACGTTTGAAGAAGTTATCATCAATGTACATTTGGAGTCTGGTGGACAAGGTAGTGAAGTTGGTAGTAACGAATATGCCCTTGCAGAATTAGATGTTTTGTTGAATAATATACTTGGAAATAACATACATCCATTTTTTAGGAAACATAAAGATACAATAAAAAATATTAGAATTTTTAGCGACTTTAATCTTTTATCAAATGTAATTGCCGAACAGTTAAAAAATTTTAAAATAAAAAAAGAATTTAAAGACTTTAGATTTAATTTGTTATTGGATAGAATAAAAACACATGATAATGTTGGAAGAACAGATAAATCATTTAAAACATCAAAGCTAAATCCGAAAAAACAAAACTCGGGATGTATTGACAATGTGATCTATATTTCAAAAATAAAAGATGTTAAAAATACAATAAGCAATGTCATTATTGGTCATCGTAAATTACCTGATGAAGATTACACAAAGGAAAAATATGATTCTTTATCAGATCATTCCCCTGTGATAATAATAGAAGATCATGACACACAACAATTGCCGAACAGTGTAAAAGATAGTATAGATGTTATTGATTTAAATTTTCTTGATCAAGAGGTGAAAATATTAACCAGTCAACTAAATGCAACGAAATCAAGAAAAACTGAAGCACAACGAGCGGCACTACAATCGTATCAAAGTTATTCACAAATGGTTCCAAATCAATCAAGAACTGAAGCACGACCAGCGACAAGTCATTCACAAATGGTTCGAAATCAATCAAGTAAGGCACCGTCGCAATCAAGAACATATAAAATGCCTCGTAGTGAAGCATCAACCGCATTTCTTCAATCGAATAATGGTAAATAATTTTGTTACATTATAATAAATGTCTTACTATGAAGTTATAGATGGTGTTAAATATGATAAATCGCTTTTGGATATTGTGAAAAAAAGCGTTGAGGGCCAAGGTGATGGAAGAATTTCACAAAATGATATAATAGAAATATCAAAATTTATAACAGATAAAAATAAAATCACAAAAACAGAATATCAAACCATTTTTTATTGTATTAAAAATTTCAAATTTACTGATCAAGCGTTGGAAGTATTTGCTGATATATTGTCAAAATAGTGTTTCAGTATTTTTCAATTTATTTTTTATATATGTTATACACAATCTTTGGGTACACCATTTCCAGTATTTGCTCTTTCATTGTTCCTAATTTGGTTTTATATATTTTGTTTATCAATTGTAAAAACAATATCATCATATCTATTCTTATTTTGTCTCAGGTCATATATTTTGATATATTGTCGTAATTCTTGACTTACATTTTCCTTAAGAATATCAATCCATTCAATTTTTTGAACGTCCTCTATTATGAGGATTCCCTTTTCAGTCATGATTTGAGAATATAATTGAATGAATTTAATCATTGAATCTAACGTATGTGGACCATCATCTAGCATAAAATCAAATTTTATTCCTGTATCCAAAAAATTTGTTTTGAAAGTATTATAATCATAAGCATTTGTTGAAGTGTGAAGTGTTATATTATCGTCGTTTTTTAACTTATCCCATATTTTATTATAATGTAAAATATCTAATCCATAAACTTGAGCATTTACGAAATAATCCCGCCATAATTTAATACTCCCCCCTTTGTATATCCCAACTTCTAGAACATTCTTAGCACTTTCTTTTTGGCTATGTAATAGTTTTTCATACAAATCAATGTAAGAATGAACAGTGTTTTTGTCAGTTCTAGAATTATCAATGAGTTCAATTAAACTCATTCTTATATTATTGTATTTTGAGAATAATTATTGATTTGTTTAAACGCAAGTTGAGAACGACTTCGATATATTACAATTTTTTACAAATGAATCGAATTAATAAAGGATTTTGAGTTTCACGGTTCAAATCTTTTGAGTAGAAATCTTCATCACAATATAAAACATGGCAATTGTTTTTATCTGCCAATGTTTTACACATATCAACAGTATATAACCATCTTTTATGTGTTGTTTCATAAGAATTATCAATTTTGTTATATACACTTCTATCTTTTAATTCTTCATCATTCAATGAACGAACTTCAATACAAATTAAACCATTTTGCTTTAAGTTTTTGACCGCTAAATTAAAAATATTGGCAGATTTTTCATACGGTAATGTATGTAAAAACCATCTCATATACATGATATCCGTTTCTTGAAATTGTAAAGACTGCAAACTCTTTTCTGCATCTTCTTTGATTAGTTGACAATTTTGATCCTTATTGTCGATATCAAGAACACCATTAATGTCAATTGCTTTACATTTATTACCATTTTTCCAGAGATAAATACTGTCTCTACAATTTCCAGCACCCAAATCACAAATGTTTAAAAATATTTGACTTTGATTTAATGTTTTGATGTACTTTTCATATACAAATTGTGCAAAAGAACTGTATATATCATGTATGTGAGTTTGATAATATGTTTCCCAATATATATTATCGAAATTGTTCATTATTGGATAATACAGACAAAGTTTTATATCTCCCTCAGTTTGTTTGACATTTTTTTGTTTTTTTTAATTGTCCAATCATTTCCATACAAATTTCTCAACTTCTCAATATAATTATTGGGTACGTATACGATAAGATCGTTCCATACCTTATATTCAAATGTTTTTTTATCATTATCATCGTAACAATCCTTCACTAGTATTTTTGTCCATTTATCATAAACACTGCAATCTTTATCGGGCCTTGACATATATAAATCAATACTTGCATATTTTACCTTATTGTCTATCATTTTTACTTTTGTTTTCAGAATATTTCTTGAATTATTAATACCATAGCCATAGTTTAGTTCTATATTATTTTTGAGTAACAAGTCTTTGACAATATCATAATGTTCTTCTGAAATAATAATATCTACATCATCATCATTGTCTATACAACCATCTTCCCTAATAATACCTAATAATGTTCCATAGCAAATAAACCAATCCTTTATATTTGCATCATTAAGTAATGTACATATAAATACAAGAGTATCGTTCAAAATTTGCTTGGACATTTTTGTTCCCGCCATCTCTCTTATTTAGTAATATATATTATTATTAGGTTGTTTTCACACTTGAATATAGGTAAAAACTTGCTGAAAAATGATAATGATAAAAAATATATTCTTTAATTATATTAGTAATTAAAATGGAACAATTTAAAGGAAGAAGCAGTGGTAGATCAAGAACTAAAAGCAGGGTTAATAATAATGCAGTGATTTCACCAGGTATAGGTACAGCAATTGGTGTAGGCAGTCTCGCTACAATGTCGAGTTCTGGGAAAAATGAAACTTGCCCGATTAATGATACCTCCTTTTTTTGTAGGTTGAATAGATTTGTCTCCATACTTTCCATGTTAATTTACATTATTGTTATTGTTGCAATGTTTCTATATTTTGCATACATGGTATATCAACTGTTTTTTGCAAAACAATAATTTACAAGGTTTGAGAATATAACATACAAAAATAAAAAACCTTTTTGGTTTTTATTTTTGGTTTTTATTTTTTATTTTTTTTGGGTTTTATATATTCATATTCAGTTTGGAATGGACATTGTCCAATAATCTATAATTTCTTCTTCTGTCATATTGAATCTTTTTGTCATTTTGTTCATAATAACTGTTCCATCTGTTGAATCAACTATCGTATTCACTATCTTTTTTATTGCATTATTCTCCTCTTCAAAATCGAGAGACCTAGCTTCATGAAAGACTTTCATTGCTTTTATGCGAACATTCTCAATATTATGCCAATTATACCTGACATATTCGATAACCATGTCTACTTTATCAGCAGTTATCTGACTATCTTTCACTATCTTGACAAATTTCTCATCTGATATTTTTTTCTTGATTTTACAATCGATAGCTTGTCTTAACAAATTTGTCTTTGTCCTGTAGCGATTAAGCTCTTTGTTCCTACGGAAATCACCACACGCTTCTTGAATTTTGTGGATTTTAATGAACGATTCTCGAATGGATAGAAGATTGTCGTCAATCACAGATTTTACATCGTCTGTGAAATCACAATTTTGTAATTTATTACGATATCTCATTATGGTATTCATAACTGTTTTATACTTGTTGTCCAGATTTTCGTCGTCTTCATAGAAAGATTTGAACTCTTCAATACTGTTGTCGAATATATCAAGATTTTTCGAATTGTTATCGCGACATTCTTTGATCTCTGTTTGCTTTTCCTTGATTTTGATAAGAATTTTGTTGAGTTTTGAATGATTGGCAGCATCAGCAGCATTTTTCGCAAACTTCAACTTAAGATTACGAAATTCTTCATTTGCTGTTTTATATTTTTCATCAGTTTTCATATAATTCTCCAAGATATCGAAAGAATCTTCGAATTTCTTGATTTTCATTTCAACTATCGTATTGATATACGTATTCATGAATGAATCGTTAAATGAATTGTATAGATCATCGACCATGTATTTTTCTCCACATAGGCAATTACGATTTATGAATTTGTTATCAGATGTAAACTGTATGAGACAATCACCACATGCATTTTTCTGACATGACTTGCAGATGATTACGTTTGTATCCTTCGCACATATTGTGCAAACACTCGACATATTAGTTTTTTATTTTTTTAGAAAATGTGAATCATTTTTTTGCATTTGTGGTACAAATATATTGTTCAATTTTGTCATCAAAGTTTGTATAATCCTTTGCAATCCCTTGCAATCCCTCGCACATTTGTGTAAATGACACAATTACACACATCATCCTTCATCTCCAAAAATATGGTATTATTGTGTATTTATTTCTTCGGGAAATGACTTGTGAAGAAAAAATTAAAACTTCTCAAGCATGTCTGTCAAACATGGCGTCAACAATTAAAACTTCTCAAGCATGTCAAACATGGCGTCAATAAACTCGCGCTGATTGAGAGTTGCAAACTCGTTCAGCTTCCTCTTAACAACTGTAAAATCGGTAGAAATGTTATCCAAGTCTACTTTGAATTTTATCTTCTTTGCGAGTTCCTTATCGCTAGCAAAGTGCCGACACATCTTCCCAAAAGCTTCAACGATATCGTCGCGAAACTTGTCTGCACGAGCGTACCTGTCATCTTTGCAATACAGACCGATATACATACAGTTGTACACAGTGAGGCGCTCTCCAGTGGAAATGCGCCTCACAAGGTAACTCACCTTCCCCCTAGGAATTGGAAGAAGTGGACGACGGTAACGAGTATTGGAGTTTCCACCGCCACCACCACCATCACCGCCATCGTCACCACCACCATCGTCGCCATCGTCGTCGCCAAGCAAGGAATTATCAGCCTCGTCGTTCTCATTATTTACCTTGGCCTCCAATTCCGCGATCAGGTCTGACAGCTCTGCGTTTTCTTGCGCAAAAGAGTTTTTATCAGTCGTCAAAACCTCAATCTGTCTCTCGAGCTCTTGAATACGAGAAGCAGCAGCCTTCTGTCTCTCAGCCGCCAGCGTCATGGTCTGGATCGCGACGACAAGATCTTCATCGTTATCCATTTTGTTGTAAAGAGATAAATGTGTAACAGATTTCGTGTCGCACGAGATATCGAATCGTTACACTATGGTGACTGGTTTCTTATGAACTCGAAAGTGTGTTTCGGTTTTCAATGTGAAGTATTTATATCGATATTGTTGCTTGTTGGTCATCAAAATATCACGAAGAAACCAATATAAAAAAAAACTACAAAATGAGATTGGTTTCTTAAACAGTTTGGATTATCACAGTCTTGAAAAGGTCTGATGACCTCAAGTTTGGGATGTTCTTAGATTTCATTCAATATTGCGTTTATTTCAGAATATGTTGATTTGAGAAATGTATTGTAAAAATCTTCTTTGTTTAGATTAAAATATTGTTTTTCATCATTTACTTTTTTTACTGTATATAAGATCAGTTTTTGCAAAACTCTATACACATGTGAACTATGATTAGCATTCATGAAATCAAGTTTCTTTTTAAGAATTTGATTTTCAATATTTTCCCTTGTTTTTTCCTGTTGACTCGAAAAAGATTTCCATGTCATTCCACCAATTATATCAAGTATTGTCCAACAACCTCCTTGAATATCATCCATAAATGTCTTGGGATACTTATTTTCATCAATTTCTTCTTTATGCATCATTATTGATTTGTGCGCAGGTGTTCCTTCGGGAAATTGTACCCTTTTATCCCTTACATTACCATCAGATGAATACAAATGTTTTGATAATCCGAAATCGATGAGTTTTATATCTTTTTGTTTATTATCTGTAAATACAATATTCCCAGGTTTTATATCTCTATGCACTATACCACATTTGTGAATACTTTCTAACAATTGCATTATTTGTATTGAGAGGTTCTTAATTTCTTTATGTTGTGATATTTCTAAATTAAAACCTGTTAAGTCATTGCCATATAATGGAGTTATCAATATATACATATTATCATCCTTATTTCCGTATGAAATTACCTCCTGTGAATATTTATGACATTTTCCAGATTTTAACACAGTCATTGTATGAAATTCGTCTGTAACCTGATATGCAGTACCTTTATGAACAGGTTGTATTTTTATAAAAACTTTTTGATTTGGATTATCAACATTTTCACCATGATATAATAATGCATCACTTGTCATCCCAATATCTTTGACTATTCTCCATTTCTGTCTCTGAAAATCTAAAACATTACCGACTTTCATTTGGAGTTGGAGAGTAGACATCTTTTTTTGAACGGCCGTCATTCTTGTTAAACTTTTTTTCACAGTACCTAATTTCAATTTATTCATGTTTTTCCCAAGAGATTTAACTTCTTTTGACGATTTTGCAGGACTTGGTGAAACTGTTTTTGGAGATTTAACTTCTTTTGACGATTTTGCAGGACTTGGTGAAACTTTTTTTGACGATTTTGCAGGACTTGGTGAAACTGTTTTTGACAATTTTGCAGGACCTAGTAAAACTTCATTTGACGATTTTGCAGGACTTGGTGAAACTTCATTTAACGATTTTGCAGGACTTGGTGAAACTGTTTTTGACAATTTTGCAGGACCTAGTAAAACTTCATTTGACGATTTTGCAGTCTTTTCCCAATCTTCAAACATATATAGAAAAGCAATAAATTTCCTTTTCATTTTTTCATTTTTTAAAATATCTTGTACTCTTTTGATAATATTTTCATCAGAATTTTTTTCCATATCGTAATTGTGCGCCTATATAATTATGATATTTTTTATTGTTATAAAGTAATACATGCTTTCAAAACACTTATTAATCATATTTTTTGTTAATATCATTCTTAATTATATCGTGTTAGCATGGGCTATCATGAAAAATAAAAACAATTGCATATGTCATAATGAAAAAAGATTATATATCCAGTTTTATTCATATTTTATTCTTATGCTTATATTCAAAATGTTCTTATTGAATGTTTTTGATATTATAAAATATAATTCAGTTTTATTTAATATATTTCTTTATTCTTTATTTATTATTCAAATTTTCGTTATTGTGTTTTCTATTATTTGCGTGAAAAATATTATCAAAACAAAAACAGGATGCGATAAAAAGAAATATACATTCAACTATAATGATATATTACTTGGAATATCTTTCATCATTTTGCTAATATTCTATATTATCATCTCTTTTATTTCATAGGAGCCTGTAAAACACCATTATGTTTATAGTCTTTTAGTACGAAATCTTCATAACACAATGATTCTATCCATTTTATTTTTTCATCTATTGAACATTCTACAGATGGACTTGTTTTGGATATTTCTAAAACTGGAGGTTCTTCGATTTGATTTTTAATTTGTTTTTTTACACTTTCTATATGTTCTTCATATATGTGTAAATCTGTCATATTTATACTTATGGCATGAGGTTGGATATGTAATAATTTTGCTATAATATGTACAAGAATCGAAACACTTGCTATATTGAATGGTAGACCAAGAAATAAATCAGTGCTACGCATACTTACAGAACAATGCAATCCGTGTTTATTCTTATAAAAAACATAGAGAATATGACAAGGTGGTAAAGCCATTTCCTTCAACTGTGTAGGATTCCATCCACTTATCACAGCTCTTCTACTATTTTCAGGCTTCATCAATTCTTCAAGAACATAACGAATTTGATCAAATCCTTTTTCATCACTACCATACTTTTTACCAAAAGTTTTCCATTGCCATCCATATATAGGTCCTAATTCCCCTTCTTTATAGTGATTCAAACCAATTGAATCTAAATATTCTCTACTTGAATTACCATTCCATATATTGACATTTTTGTTTTTCAATTCATTAGAATCAATAGAACCTCTTAAAAACCATAAAAGTTCTTCAATTACACCTCTTAAAAATACTCTTTTGCTTGTTAATAGAGGAAATCTATTTTCAATGTTATAAAATGATATTATTTTTCCAAAACTTGAAATTACTTTTCCATTACGAGTTTCTTTTTCATCTCCGTTTTCAAGTACATCTTCCAATAATTTTAAATAACCTGACTCGTCACGGTATGAATCCATAATTATTTAATATCACAAAGTTTTAAATAAATTTTTCTATAAAAATATGTTATCTATCTTATAATATGAAGATCAAGAAAAACAGAAAAAGTATGGTAGAAATAATTTCAATTAAGTTGAAAAGGTCAAGAAAATCAAAAGGTGGAAATGTATCTAATTATGTTAAAACACAGTCTAAAAGACGAAAAATACGTCACGATGGTGATGACGTAAGTGAATTAATAAAAACTATACAATCTATCAAAATTGATTACGATATTGATTCTTTGAATAACTGGATGAATAACCCAGTAAAAGGTGAAGATTATGAATTATGGTATAATGAATCATTCGATTATGTTGTAGGAAAATCGCAGAATGCAAATGATATCATAAATATTGTAAAAAAAAGGTTACCAAAACTACACATAGTTCATTATAAAAATCTTGAATTTGATCATTTACTTTATCTCAATATGAAAAAACTTGGTTTTCAAAATAATTTAGAATTTACTAAAATATATGAACAAATTTCAGATGATGATTTAAACAAATTGAATGAAACAATTCTTAAAGAACGCATAATCCGTTTTTTACAAGATTACATACAAAACATATTTACATTACTGTTTGGTGTTGTAAGAGAAAGAAAACTTATTTCAGAACAAGACCTTTATAACTTAAAAGTATATCATAAAGATATTCTAAAACTTTCTAATCTTGATTATTTTGATGTTGAAATAAAAGAAGGTGTTTATAATTTTCATATGGATCGTATGAAAAGTGAAAACTATTTTGAACTTGAAAATACAATTTTCTTGGAATGGCTCAAAAAAAAAAATATGTTTGAATTTGTGAATAATTGTTTCAAAGATATTGAAGAAATAAGTTTGATTAAACATATTGATAAGAAATCAAATAGAATTCAGAAAATAGTCGATCATCTTTCAAAGGACTTAAATGACGAACCCTTTCCTCCTTATTTGAAACAAAAACCAGAAGATCCTACTAAACCAACTAAAGAATCTATTGAAGCCGAGTTTACAAATGAAACCGGTGATGAAATCGAAAAAATATTTCAAATGAGAATGTTGAAATACAAAAATATAATGAAAGAAATAGAATCATATCCTCAAAGACTAAGAAACTTTAATGAAGCAAATAAGAAATATATGAAAGAAAAAGAAGAATTTGACAAAAAAATACAAAAAATAAAACATTTAAGTATTGACTCAAATCTGACAACAGAAGATGCCATAATCAAAAGAAAAGAAATTTTACAAAATCTTTTAGGTGATCAACAATCAGAAAACAATAAAAGAAAACTCACAGATTCACAAATTTGTCAATTAGGTGAAAATGAAGATCTTATATCACCATTTACTACAAATTTCAGTCCATTAAATGAATATCCATTATATCAATTGGAAACAATTGTAAAAATTCATGGAAGAAATGATGATGGCAATATCATAAGAACAGATTGTGGAAATGCTATAGATTTATATAATTATATAATAGATTTTTTGAATGAAGGTAGAAAACCAAAGCATCCTATTTTGGATCAAGATATATCATACGATGATATAAATGAAATTTTTAGAATGATACCACATATTGTTGAGAATTTTGAAAAGCCTGATATAAATTTATATAAAGTAATTGATCCAGAACTTAACTTACATTTTGAAATGATAGATGGTAATCCCTTTTCATATTATGAAGCTTATTTAACGAAAACATTTGGTGGTGGAGACGGATATAAAACAATTGTACATCACATATGTACATTTCCTATAGTACATTCACAACAACCAGACAGTGTTTCAACAGACAGAACAGGATCAGGGATGGCTGTACTTTTTGATCAATTATTTGACACAAAACGACTTTTACATAATTACAATCCACCATATTGTATAATATCGGAAGATGTTTCTAATACATTTGATACATCATATATTGCAATACCTGCAAAAATAATAAAAATGAAATCACGAGAAGATTGGGAGAATAATAGAACAAAAGATGAAATAATATCATTATTTAATGAAATGTATGACGATTTGACCCGTTTTTAAGTAGCAAATTTCATATTGACTTGGCCTCCAATAATTTCAAATAAATTATAACAATATGCATAAAGACTCATGTTGTAGTTAACAATATTATTGTATTCGACATTTATTTTTTCAAATTTCTTTTTCAGATCATTATCATAATTGGTTGGATCTACCCAAACATGGATATCTGTTTTGAATAAAGCTCCGTTATAATAACCTGTTAATATTTCTTTTTCAGGATATAAACTGAAAGCATATGTATAAATACCATTTTTAGGAACAACGGTATGATTTTCATAAGGTTGTATCATATTAAAATATTGTTCAGGTTTTCTTTCAAGTCTACTATTGTTATAAAAATTGATAGAAGCATCAACCATAATACCTTTTTTACTTTCAGGAATAGTTGGAGAATAATTTGAGAAATCATTGAAATTGTAAATATCGTCTCTTCTAAAAACCCAAACTAATTCTTTGGTTGGTAAATTTGTATTATATTCAACTCTTTCATTTTGTATTATTCCAGTTCGAGTTGTATATCTAACTTGTTCCGCAAGATATGTAATTTTAGGTTTATAACATATTCTTAATCTTTCTTCATTTTCTAAAAATATATATTTTGCATCAATATAAGGATTTAGATCATAATTGTCGTCAAGAAAATTGTTTATAGAAATTGCATTACTTTCTGATAAAGAATTAATTTCATTGTAATATATTGGACTTGTATAGGTAAGTATATCGTGAGAAAAGACTTGATACAATTTTTCAGACTCTTCAAGTTCAATTGTTAATTCTATTTCATATAATTGCATTCTCAATAATGGTAACGCCAATGCTGGTGTTTTAGTAAACCAAAAATTGAGCGGCACAATTATTTCTCTTTTAGGGATAGATGGTTTAGGTTGATCATTTATATCATTTGGTTTATAACTTTCGGGATAATAATAATATATGAATTGATTATTTTTAATTGTTACTCTGTCATTACTGATTTTAGGATTGTTTATTTCAGGAACATTTCCAATAAGAGTGTCGAAATTTTCATGCACAGTTGTTAATTCATTCCATATATTCATCCATTCTCCAGTAAGTTCATCTATTGTTATTGATCCATTTAAAGTTATTGTTGCTTTTTTCATTATAATAGTCCCAATATTTTCAACCCATCTGAATCTATACTGATCACTTGAATAAACATTTGGTAATGTAAAACAGAAATACATTTTACTCAAAAGATCACCATGTCTTCCAATTTTACATTTGATTGTATTTGAAGTTCTATTAAGTTTGTTACTATTAACTGAAATAAAATCAAGTATTCTTGATTCCATTGAGAAATTGGTATGTCTTTTGAAAACATATTCATAAAAGCTTATTTGGGGATTTCCAACCAAATAATTGTCAATTTGACCACTTGATGCTAATTGTAATAAACCACCTCCCATTTATATATAAATGATGGGTAATATCTTATATATATTTAACATTTAAAAAGGCTTTGGCATATTATTATCATCAGTTCTTGAGAAACTTATTTCTTTACCATCTTGATCGTCTGATGTTACTTTTACTGCTGTAACAGGGAATTTTTCATTATAAAGATCTGTAATTTGTTTTGTATCTAACCCATAATTGAAATATGTTAGATTAGCAATTTTGATTTTATTTTCATCTGCAATCTCATTATCTAAATTAACATATAATTTCCCCCGGTTATGTTTCATAGTTGTTGATCCATAAGAACCATTATAAGGAGATTCTACATATCTATCAAGTACAGTGACGCCATTTAAATATATTTTACATGAAGTCTTATTTTTATACAATATATCATTGTTTGGATTAGTTTCTTTGAGAACAATTGTCATCATAAACCATCTTTTATCATACATTGATTTATTTAAATCGTAAACACCCAATAATCCATTATTCTTCTCATACATCTTTCTGCTATTACAATTAACAGAGTTTTTGCCATATTCACGGAAAGAATCAGGACTTGTTAAAGTATTGTATTCAACAAGAAGTGCAGAACCATCTCCTGTTAATCTCAACAAAGGATTTTTGACAAGATAATATTCACCCTTTCTTTTCAAAATACAATTTGAATCATTTGTGTAAGGTACCTTAACTTTGTTTCCTCTGAGAAAAATGGTGTAATCATCAGAAACTGTTGAAAATTTGTCTTGATCTAAATAAAGCCAAAAATTATAACTATATTCCGCACCACCTTCTTGATTCACTGAAGGAGATAAATCTAAGAACGATGAAGCATTTTTATCAAATGTATCTATTTCAACCGATTTGACAGCACCACCGAAATCTAAAATTCCCTCAAATATTTGTTCTTTTCTTCTAACATTGTTTTGACTGAAAGAATTGAGTACTTCTTTATTGTATACTACATAAGCGATGAATGTTAACAGTAAAACAATAAATATTGCAAAAATAATTTCAACAATATTTACAGAATTCATTTAATCTATAATATTGGTATATTTTTATTCCAACTTATATATTGGATATTGTAATCCATAATTTGATAATCCTAATGATGCTAAAAATCCATCAAGAGGTCCTTTGTTATAATCATTGTGGATATCTTTATTATTGAGATCATAATTAAACATTGTAATTTTAGAAATTAAACCTGAAAATCCAGGACCTATTGAAGATTCAAATGATCCTCCTGTATATAAGTCACCCATTTTATCAAGATTTAAATTTGATATTTTGATTTTAGAACCAAAATCATTTGTTTCATCTGTCGAAATAACTTTTGATAAATCACCATCTACATATCCAGTAATAGTTCCATTATTGGAATTCTCATTGACTACGATACCAACATGAACCCATCTTTGTAATGGAATGTATGGAATAACTATTCCTTGTTTCATAAAATCGGATAATTGAGTACTGTTCATATTTTGAATATTGTTTATGTTTGTTGAAGTTTGACTTGGGCTGAAACGGATGTAAAGTTTATTTTCGTGTTTATCCAAAAATACAAATGGACTTGCTGACGAAACATCATTTTCATCTCCTATATGAAAAACATGTCTATATGAACCAGAATATTTATTCAAGTCGTGAATATAAATCCAAAATGTGTAAGTTCTTCTCTTTCCATTACCAGATTTATTGAATTCTTTGATAGGATATTTCCCTTGTTTATTACATATAATAGGTTGTTTTGTTGATTGTATTGTAACACTTGATTGATTGAAAAGTTTATTTGAAATAATATAATGTAATCCATATGCTACCAATATTCCAACAACGAATACGCCAAGAAGACCAATATACATATAGTTGTTCGTAAAATTTTGAAAAACCTCTTCTGATTTTTGTTTGTATTCATTGAATGACATATTTTCTTTCAAAAAATCAAAAGATTTCTCAGGTTTTTCAATTGATATACTTTTATCAAATGAATCAATTGGTAATTTTGGTGTTTCTGGTAATTCAATTTTACTCATAATCCTAACTATCTAATTAAAGGAAATAAAATTTCTGGTATTATTTATGTGATAATTGTTTATTTGATATAATGGAAAACTTTTTGTATAATTTCTTTTAATATTCTTTTTTTGTAAAGATATAAAGCTCAATATTTTAGTAAAATTTGCTATATTACAACGTTTGTCTTTTTTGTTTTCAAGATTTAGAAAATCATATATAATGCTTGTAAAATAATCTACAACTAAATTTGATGAATTTGTCTTATACATCATCATATCATATATTATAAAATTTATCAGAAAATGTTTATACAATATATTACATTTTGATATTGTTATTTTTCGATTCTTCAACTCAATAATGATATTTTCATGAAATCTCAGTGGAATTATCCATGGATCTGTTAAAATAGTCTTGGTTATTCTATTTCTTTGAAAGTCATTTCCATATAGAATATTCACATTTATTAAATCATCCATGTTATCAAAAAAATCTGTTTCACTATATTCTATTTGTTTTATACATTGTGACAAATTTTTGTTGTTTTTGACAATCTTCTTAATGTTTTTGCATTTCGGAAATTTTTGTTTCAAGGTTTTTTGAACATCATCGCTTTCAGGATCAAATAGTTCTATTATTTTACATTTATTTTTGATACTTCCTACTCTTTTTATAACCTCACATGATGATATACAAATAATAGGTATTCGTTTGATTCTCATTGTTGTTAAAAGATTTATTAAAGATGAATTGACAGTTCTATCTATTGTAATTATAGAGTCAAAATCGTCAATAATTATTATTTTCGGATTATGATTATTTGTTAAGGTTTGAAGAAGTGAACTTGAAGATGCTTTGATTATATGATCAATTAATTCATTACTATTATAACAGATATTTGAAGAAATATAAGTTACGAAAAGTGTCAAATCTTGACAAATCTTTTTTATCGAATATGTTTTACCAATACCCGAATTTCCTGTGACAAATAAAACATCATCAAAACATATTTTTGATACATAATCTTGTGTTTTACTTTGAATCCATGACACTATTTCATCATATTTTTGAATATTACCACATAATTCCATTTATATATATAATTAATTTCTTCTTTAATACATCATCATTTGTACAGATATAACAATATAGTAACAAAATACCGCAAGAACACTTAGAATTACCTCTAAATTAATTAATGATGTCGAATGAGAAATATCATCATAATCGAATGTTTTGAGATTGGAGTTTGCATCGAAAATCATAGCAGGTTTCAAAATAATTATTAATGAAACTAAAATAATATATAGTAAAATAGTATATAATATTCTACTTGTCATTTATCTAATAAATAAATATATTAATTTATTAAAGAGATAACGTATGTCATATCAGAATATGTTTATATACATATCAATGTTTTTATTTATTATATTTATCCAAAAAACATTAAATATTGAACATTTTGTTGAATATAGTCCTTTTTATTATCAAAATAAGATAAATTCTCAAAATATTTTTAATAATACGATTCTGCTTACAAATAATGATACTGAAGGAGAACAAATAGAAAAGTTATTAAACACAAACAGTGTAAACAAAGTAATCAAATATATCGACGGTATGAAATGGAAGAAATGGAATAAAAATGTAACTCAAAATGTCAAAAATGCTAACGATACAGCTATGAAAACATTACAAACAAAATTGAAAGGAAAATATAAAATTGAAATCAATAAAATTAATAGATATAGAGAAAATCAACACAGTGATAAAATTGTTATAATTGAAACAGATATATTAGTAGACTTTTTTCATTTTAATGTATTATATTATAGTAATTTTGCAAAAAATGAAATTGTAATAATATTATGTAAATTAATTGGAAGAATTAAAGAAACAGAGTTGTATGAAAATGAGTTAGAGTATTACAATATAAATGATGAAAACAATGATTATGTATTAGTGGAAAATAAGTTAGATAAAAGACAAGAATTTGTAAAAGACGAGGACATTCAAAGTGAGAAACATGAAAATATCAAGGTGATTGATTTAATATATAATAAATTTATGGAGGATATTAATGAAGAGGAAGATGTAATAAAACATATATTTTTCAAAAGAAATCATGATTTCATACAGAAACTATTTTTAAATAATTTAAATAAAAATGATAAGACTTATCATAAATATAAGGAAATACAAATGACCGATGAATATATATATTAGTTGATATAAAGAATTATTATGATAAATCTGTAGAATGATTTTGTTTTATAGCGAGTTTTGTCAACATTGTAAAATTTTATTAGAAACAATTGAAAGACATGATAAAAATAAAATTGTCAAAAAGGTATCAGTAGATGCATTAAGATCATTGAAAAAACCAATTGATCCAAAAATTCATTCAGTACCAGCTCTACTATTGAATAATACAGGAGAATATATTTTTGGCAAGTCTGTTTTTGATTATCTATTATTACCAAATAGAGGTGTTTTATTTGCAAATAATGGATCTGTAGTTAAAAATGAACCGAAAACAGTTTTAACTGAACCATCTGCATTCACATTAGGCACAATATATTCAGAAAACTTTTCATCGCTGGAAAATGAAGAACAATTAGATGATAGAAATTATACATGGGAAAGTATTGGAAATAACTCAGAAAAACCACAAATTGTACAAAATACAGACAACCGTCCAATAGATACTAACAAAGAAGGAACAAAAAAAGATTTACCATCAATAGAGGAATTGATGAAACAAAGATCGAATGATTTTTGATAAAATATATATAAAGAGTTGATATTATATAAAAAATAGTGAAAGATGAGTTCTGTTTTTATTTTTAATCAATATTATATAGATTTATTAAAAAGGATAAAAACTCAATGTAAAGAAAAGAAAGAAAATGAGGAATTTAGTCGAATTTTGAAAGTTATAAAATCAGAATATTCAACACTTGATAAATCTTCATATGAGTATATAGAATTTATAAATAACCAATTTTCTGATGAGAATTGGAATAATTTTGTAGGAAATGAAAACTGGGTCGCTGAAAATGGAGATATTGAATTGTATAAATCCATTACATTAGATCAGGTATCAAAAATATTCAATGATGAGTATTTACATCTTCATTTTCTGAGTGTATTTTTCATATTTAAAACCGAGAGAGATGAACAAGATAATACCAAGATAGTTAATTTATTTCAATCATCCGAAAGTGAAAAAATAGAAGATATAGTTGATGAAAATATCAGAAATATTATTAAAAGATTATTGGATATACGTAATAAGAAAATGAAATCAGATACTGGTTTTGATATGAAATTCATTGAGGATACAACATTAGGAAAACTTGCGAAGGAAATAATTGAAGATGTTGATATTGGAAAAATGCAAAAATCTATAGGTGAAAAAGGAGATGTCTTAAAGGCAATTGGTGATCCTGAAAGTGGTTTTGCTGAAATTATAACAAGTGTAAGTCAAAAAATGGCATCCAAGATTTCAAATGGTGAATTAAAACAAGAGAATATAATCCAAGATGCTATGAAATTAGCATCATCGATGCCAGGAATGATGGGTAATGGTTCTAAAAATACACCTGATATGTCTAACATAATGCAAATGATGTCGACAATGATGGGAAATGGAAATGATATGCAAAATCTCTTTAAACAAATGTCAGGATCTAAGAAAAAAGGTCAACGAAATGTTGTGAATGAAGGTGCATTAAAAAAAATGGCAGCTGCAAAAAAGATGAAAAATAAACTTCATAAGAAACAAAAGGAACAAGTTGATAATCCAGTGTGAAATTAAAAAGTTGAAATACAATAGATAAAGGGTTTATTATGTTTTGGACAGAAGATATATCTGTGTTGTTAATTCCTACATTATTACCGACAGATTACATGTCATTTGACGAAAAAATGAATACATTAACAAGACTTGTAATTTTCATATGCATCATATTATCTTTGATCACACAAGATATCAATATTATTCTATTTATGATGATTATAATGATTTTTATTATAATTATATATAAATATAGTGAAAAATATCGTGATGATATTGCTGAGAAGTTTTTGAATGAAAATGATTTAGAAGTCATTGATAATTTAGTATGTATAAAACCTTCTATAAATAATCCGATGATGAACCCGAATATAACTCATTTAAGAGATTATAGTAAAAATGAAATTTCAGGTGCTTGTCCATCATTCAATGAAAATATAGAAAAACAAATAGAAGAAATTTTCGATAAACAGAACTTTATTAACTCAAATGATTTATATAATCGTTCTTCGTTATTAAAAAGACAATTCTATACAGTACCAGGAGATTCTATTCCGAATGATCAGAATGAGTTTGGAAATTGGTTATATAATAGAGGTCCTTCCTGTAAGGAAGGTAATTCAAATCGTTGTTATACAAATATGTATAGAGATATTAGATTATAAATTATTTTTTTATTTATTTGAATAAGATAGAATAATGACATCTTTATTTAACTCTGAGATAAAGTTGAACTCTGATAAATGTTGGATGAATGCAAAAGATAATAATAATAATAAAATCGAAAAATACTCATTATATTACAATGATTCATATAAAACAGAAACTGAAATCGGTAGTTTTCCACAATTTTCTTATGACCATGTAAATCTAAATGGAAGAACTGGTTATGGTGTAACAGATGATTATTTAATTGATGTTTATTCTTCTTTAAGAAATTCCCAAGAAACTATGACACGTGATAGATGTCCTGTACAACTTTCAACAAGAATATTTGCAGGGGGTCCCAAACTCACTGGAACATGTAGAAACATTAATAAAGAATTGGATTTAATGTGTGGTAATGATACCAAACTTACTCCCAATGATAAAATGGTCGATGAAGTCATTGGATCTTTTGCTACACAAAATGGTATATGTAATAAACATATTATGGAAAAGACAACAAATGTTTTTGCACCTTTATTAGATTGTGTTAAAGAAGTTCAAAATCCGGATCATATTGTTCCTTCGTGGATTAGAGGAGGAGAAGATACAAGATCGTATGTAAATAAACAGAAATATAATAGATGTAACAGAAAATAAAATCTATTTATATTTATTAGATAATGAGTTTTAATAGAGGCAAGTATGACAATTGCTCTTATAAACAAAATTTACAAAATAATGTTAGTACATTGAGTTATGTTCTTTCCCCTATGAATTTTGAAAGAGAGGATAAATGCAGACATCAATTGGGATTTATCGGAGGTACTTCTGTTTCACATATCAAGGGTAATATCATAGATTTAGAAAGTGAATTAAGAGGACAAACGAGATATATTTCAAAATGTCCTGATAATTTATATGTTCCAACCGATGATGGTATTATTAAAAATGATAAAACCGATCCAATTGATACTACCGCATTACATTTACCAGCTTGTCAATCTATAATGTACAGAAGTATTCCAAAACCTCCTCAAATGGAATATAATAAGTGTTAATATAAAAAATATATATCAATAATAGAACATGAATCAACCAAATGATACAAGAATTAATTATGATAGTTGCAGTTACACTGAAAAATTAAAAAGAACAATTGGACCTGGTTTATATTCATTGAACACACCATATAATGATTGTTCCGACTGTGATGGTTTTCCTGATGATCCATCTCTTAGATATCAAAATTATGGTCCTAATACATGTATGATGAAAACTGCTGTCGATGATTCAAGTGAATTACTTGGTATTAATTACAAATTAAGTAAATGTAATGCCGAAGAATACTTTCCTGGCAAATATCAAAAAACAAGTGGATGTACTGTCGATAACTATAAAACAAGAGAATGTTCGGCACCAAGAGAAGATACAAGACTTTCTAATCCGGCTTGTTCTTTAAGAGGTACTGGTATTAATAGATGGGAATGGTTATGTTATGATCCACAATCAAAAGCAATTGAAGATTTTGACAGAGTTCCTGTAAATTACAGAATGGTTGCAAAAGATAACCATGTTCCTTTAATTGAAAAACCAATGGATCAAACCTTATGTTTTCCTCAATATAATGGTAATATTAAAATGGCCGATGAAGCTCTTAAACAATGGCAAAAAGGAAATGCACAAGATATGTTCGCACCTGGAAATCCATTAGGTGCAGTAAATTACGGTAACTTATGTAAATAAGTATAAAGAGTATTGTTTTTATTAAATATATATGAATGTATCGAAAAAACACATATATATTAATGATATTGAAATCCGGGATTTTTTAAATAATCACGATCTTCGTTTCTTCAAACATCAAAAGTATTTATTGAATAAAATGTTGGACATAGATTCTGGATTTTATGTAAAACTATTTTCATGGGATTCCACTATTTTATTGAATTCATATGAAATAACCAATAAAATAAAACATATTAATATAGTTAAACCGTTATGTTATTTTGAATATGAAAGTGATATTATAGATTACTTAAATAATACCAAATTTAATGAATTTGAAGAATCATCTGTTATTATTTCGAAATACTATAGTCCTGTTTTGGAAAAGATATTCGAAAAAGATGTTCTTTTACAAATTATTCTTTTGTTGTATTTTGTATTCTTTAAATATAGTATTGGTTTTCAAGAAATCAATATCGATAATATTTATATTGATATATTAAAAAAAGATAAGACAATTCGATACAATTTTTTAGATAAATGTTTTCAGATTCAAACGTCTAATATTGTTTTATTTGATGACTTTTGTAATTCCTTTAAGACAAATGATATCAAATATTTGATGGGGTGTGTAGAAAACATCATGTGTAATTATAGTACTTTTCGCATTGATAACATTGACATCAATAATCCTGTTAAATTATTAGAAAACATTATTTTATTTTTAAGATAGATATTTTTATGATACTATTTTTTATATATTAATGATAAGAGGGAAAACAATGATGGAATTGGCATCCCAAGACAAACCATCGATGAAAAATATTTATGAATCATCTTTTTTAGAAAGTGTAAAACGTGATCAGATTAAAAGAGGAAACGATCTTTTTAACAAATCTAAAGATACATTAAATTCGGGTGTTTTTCCTTTACATAGTGGATCATCTGCTTTTGCAAATATTAATAACCAAACTAATAATGACATTTCTTTATTAAGTGGTAAAAGATTTGATAAAGGTAGTTTTAAACATAATAATATGCAACCGTTTTTGAAAGGTAATGTTACACAGAATACCGATGTTGAAAGATTTTCTAATAATTTAGATATGAAAACTGGTAACAATATATTTTATCAACAAAAAAAGGAGGTTGAAAATACATTCAAAAACACCAATATTGATAATATAAATGGTTCCAAATCTCAAAGTGATTTCCTCAAAAATCGTATCAGTTCTTCACAAATTATGAATAATGTTTTACCATTTGAACAACAATATATTGGTCCTGGTATCAATAAAGGTTTTACAACTGATGGAAGTGGTGGATTTCAACAAAATGATACTAGAGATTATGTCATACCTAAAACTGTTGATGAATTAAGATATCAGTCTAATCAGAGAAGTTCAGAATTTCAAGTCCCGATCCCTGGTCCTGCTAAAAAAACTGAACAAAGAGCTGTTATTACTCCTTTGAAAAAAAATAAACCCGAAACTACTTATAAACAAGGAATTGCGAATTGGTTTTTCTCGAAAGCAAATATAACCAAAGATACTGCCCGACCTGAAATTGATATTAAAGATACTCATCGACAGACATCACATGTTGAATATAATGGTACTGCTACACTTGTTAATGTTCCAGGAATGTCTACGAAAGATGATTATGGTATGAGTAAAATTATTGTTTATGATAATGAAAGAACTTGTACTGAACAAACCCCTATTACAAATTTATCAACTACTGTAAAAGCAATAGTAAATCCAGTTTTAGATGCAATACGTTTATCTCTTAAAGAGTATTTAATAGAAGCACCAAGAGCAGTTGGAAATACAAGTATTCAAATACCAAATAAGTTAGCTGTACACGACACGAATGATACTATGAAAACAACTGTTAAAGAAACTACAATACATGATAGTGAGAATTTAAATTTAACCGGGCCAGACGAGTCTTATTCTGCTTTACATGATACAGCAAAGACAACAGTTAAAGAGACAATTATTCACGATAGTGATAATTTAAATTTAAGTGGTAATGATAAGAACTATTCTGCATTACAGGATGATTTGAAAAAAACTGTAAGAGAAACTGTTTCACCTTATGATACTGTTAGAAATATTGGAAAAGGACAATATAGAGTATATATGCATAATGCGGAAATTGCTAAGAAAACAATGAAAGAAACTACCATTAAAGGCAAGACTGAATTGGGTTATATTGGAGGTATTATTAATGGTATATTAGGAGGATATGCTACAAAAGAAGTTGATATCAGAAATAGTCATAAACAATTTACAGTAGATAATGAAAATATAGGTATCGCCAAATCTTTGAATGATCATCGTCAAGTTAGTCGTGAAAATGTTGAAAATGCTGAAATAGATGGATCTCGTGAAAGATTATTAATGGATGCAGGCGGAACACCAAATCCTGGAAGAGTTAATGTACCAATTGATAAAAAAGATATAGATATGAAAACAAATCGTTTAGTGACAGATAGTTATGCTCCAAGAGATAGTGGAAATATTGGTAAAATATATCAAACAAGACCTGATATACAAGAATGTAATATAACCAGGGATATAAAAGATATGAATGCATTTGAAAATAGACTGGATGGTTCTATTTTGGAGTCATTAAATAATAATGATTTCAATATAAAAATAAATCCATTGCAAACTATAGATAATCAATGATAACAAATATCATTAAAAATGGAAGTAATTATTTAAAACTATATTTGGAAGAAGACATAATAATAATATCAAATGATCATATATTATATACAAATGGTGATTTAAAAAAAGAACATTTGAAACCGAAATGTTTTACTAAATATCATGGTATTGGTACAATTGTAATAGGACATCATCGTATGTATAATAATATTTTACATTTAAAACTAAAACCTCATTCGAGTTATAATATATTACCTGAAAACTTTATAGCATGTTCTGAACATTTGAAAATTGTTTTTGTTCCTGGTGAAAATAAAATGACTTTACAAAATATTTCAGAAGATATACAATATTTATGGTTATTTGCATTTGGAAATTATGAAAAAATAAGTATGAATGATGATGAAGAAATGCAATTAAAGAAAGGACTCTTATTAATCCATGATTCTGAATTAGTGATTTCAGAAAACACTGAATTCAATATAATAAAAGGTCCTTGTAAATTCTATATTCAAACAATGATAAATGTTCAAAATATTAAACCAGATGAGAATATTATAACAAATTTATTGGAAAAAGTTAAAAATAAAGGTAAAATAAGAAATACCTTGCGTAATATATAAAGTTTTGTTGAAAAATATATATAGAATGCAAAGTTTATCAGATACGCATAAGGAATATATTGAAATGATTCAAGATTTCATTTCAGTACCCTTATCACAAAGAATATATGATATTTATGTTGAAAATAATAAGAAGGGGAAAAATGTTTTACAAGAATTTCAAAAAGAATTAGAAAATATTCCAAATTGGAATAATCATATAATTGAGATTGAAACACATAATATTATTGAAAAATCTGAATGTAATTATCTTTATAAACTCATTAAATTAGCTATAAATTTAAGTATTAAGATAAAATTTAATCAACATGGACATAGTTTGAAAAAACTGAAAATAAAAATGCCTTCTATTGAAGATTTTATTCACAAATGTTTTATTAATTCAGCTTCATTTTGTTGGAAACATGCCTATCTTTTTACGACAAATAAGCTGACCTCTGTACAAATTCAAAATAATATGAATACAATTGAAAACAATATCAGGAAAATGATTTCTAAATCATTGAGACATTGTATCAATGGAAAAGACTTAATAGAAGAGTTGGAGAGTTTATCGGATAAGTCTTATAGAAAGAGAAGTAACATCAAAATGCAAGGAAAAACTAAAGAATATTATGAAGATTATGAAAATTCAAATATTGAAAAAATTTCAGAAGAGATCAAAGATTTAGATGATACAAATCAAGTTTCTAAGGAAGATATAGATTCCGACGATGATATTGAACATGTATCTAAAGACGATGTAGAGTTTGATTATGATGTAGAACAAGTTTCTAAAGAAGATGATATAGATGATAATAGTAAAAATGAAGAATTTGTTGATGATATCAATGAAGAAGATAATGAAGAATTCGTCGATGATAATGATGGAGAAGATGTAAAGGATGATGATAATAGAGAAGATAATAATGAAGAAGATGATAATGGAGATGATGATAATGAAGAAGATGATAATGGAGAAGATGATAATGGAAAAGATGTAAATGATAATGAAGATGTAAATGATGACAAGGATGATAATGAAGAAGATGATAATGGAGAAGATAAAAAAAGAGATACAGAATCCGATGAAGAATCAGATGATATAGCAAATGAATATGAAACAGAGAATACTGATATGTCAAATAGATTTCAATCAGATGACGATATTTCTTCACAAGAAAATGAAGACGTAAAAATTGTTAAAATTGATGATGTAAGTAAAAATCAATATTTCAAAAAAAGGACAAATTTATTCTTCTAAATTATGTTTATCTATAGTAAATAAGTAAATGAAGAAAAAAGTTGAAACTGTAAATACATGGTATATAGTTCTTGCGATTTTGTTATGTATATTAATAATTTTAATAAGCTTCTTATTATATTATGTTATGAAACTACCAAAGGACAAAATACAAACAAAGAAAGAGGTTATATATATCAAAGATAGTATACCAGAACAACAGGAGAATATCAAAATCTACCCTCAAGACCTTCCTAAATATGATAATGAGGAATATCAACAAGTTGGTATATTAACAGCAAATGAAACTGATAAGGAACCTATAGTATTACCATTATTTGCTAAGAAATTGAGAAATAATAGAGATAGATGGCAGTATTACACTGCTACCGATAAAAATAACATGATGAGATTACCTCTACATCATCAGAATATGGATTGTGATGATTCAATAGGATGTAAAGAGATATATGACGGGGATATAATAAATGTTGAAATATATAAGAATAGAGTTTTCACAGCAACTATTTATAAGAATAAAGCTCCTCAATATTTTGCAGATAGATATTAATAACGAGATGATGTTTTTTTAACTTTAATAGTACCTGTATTCTTTTTTTTAGTGAACACACCTGTATCAAATGGTTCGTTATCTTCTTCTTGTTCTACTCCCATTTCTCTTCTTTGATCTTCTAAATTTTGTAATTCCCATAAGTCATTACTACACATTTTAAAATTGGAATCAGATGCTTTATACCAGAAAACCTGGTCTTCTATTTTATTACTTTGTATTTTATTATCAATAACAAGACACTCAAAGTTATCAGTTGTTTGTGTCATAACTTGATCAAATACTTCAAATGTTGGAAACATTCCTGCATAATTTTCATAAATCTTTTGTCGTTCTCTTATTATATTATTTCTAAAAATGAAGACATAATCAACATTGTTTCTTAAAACAGGAGGTAATCCAAGTGAATGTTGCATGGTTATAAGAAAGAATATCTTGTAATGTCTTCCATTCATAAAAATAGATCTGATATTAGTATCATTAATCCATCTTTTATCATATAAACAATCGTCTAAAATCAGAAATGCTCGAGCATCTAATTGTGATTGTCCAGTTTTTTTTAATTCTTTCTTCCTTTCGGTTGAAAGATTTATTTGTCTATCTAAGAATTTTTTAATTACTTGTTCTTCGCATTCATCATATATCAGCATTTTAGGTATAAACTTTTCAAAATATCCATTTGCTCTTTCTGTCGGACTTATCACAATACCAACTGGGATAGATCTATGATAATTTAAAATATCTTTCATACAATATGATTTACCAGTGTTTCGTTTACCTATAAAAACTACAACAGAATCTGAAGTAATACGTGATGGATCAAATTTTTTGAGTTCCAACTTCATATATATACTAGAAAGATATGTGACTATTTTATATCAATTTATTTTTATTATTGATTTAAGACACAGGATTAAATCCTGTATACACATTTTCTTTTATTTGTTTCAACATCATATTATCTATATTTTCTTTAATTTGATTGTTATCAATAACTTCATTATCAAATACATAATAAAATATAATTGTAAGTAATATATATAGAATTAGAAATAATCCTATATTTGATACTGAATATAAATCGTAATCTTTAACGTTTTTATTATATTCATTCATTTGTAATATTGTAAAAAGTATAATTGAACAAACCAGTGACCATATAAAATACATTTCCTAAAAACAAGTATTATTTATTTTGTTAAGATTTATACTCATGTGTCTTTTTGAAAGAAATATCGATTCTAATTAATTCAAAGTATGTATCTGACAACTACATTATTTTACCAAAACCATTTAAAGCCAACTATATTGATAATATATTATGCAGTTGAAACTTGGATCAGAAAAATCTGGTTTTATCTATGGGGGAGAAATAGTGAAAAAACTTTTGAAACATTTGAATCCAAATTTAGAATTGGTCCTTCAACATTGTAATGGTTCGGATATAATCATATCTTCGACAGATCATTCTAACCATTCCTCGGATACAGTCAATTATTCAAAAAAAATTATATTT